AAATCAGGTGATTGCGCACCGGCGCTTATGTATCAGCAGCCCTGAAAGCGTTCCCAAAGGTGCTGCCTAGCTTGGAGTTTTATTATCCTCGTCCCCAAGCGTAACACGAGCGGAGATGGCGGATTCATCCGGTTCGACCACTAGTGAGTCTTTCCCAGCAAGCTGAACGGGACGTTCCAAAATGGACTTGTGCCGTCTCTACGAAGGTCTATATCCGCTTGACCTTTACCTTTTCGGACCGAAACGCGCAAACGGCTTTTACTGCGCTGTCGGCACAAGTGTTACCTTGCCCCGGTGGGTTTTCACCACTATATTCTGTTGGTTCCGGCATCCCACGCATCAAGCGCAGGGGATATGATGGCTGTTCGTCAAACTTCACTTAGCTGTAGCCTACTCATATGCAATCACTGTAGCATGGAACATCCGTTCATACAGCACCATCATATATTGCAGCGTGGCGACTATCCCGCTTTCTGGCCCATATAGCTGCATTGCGCCTCGTTCTCCTTGGACACTGCGGGTACAGCGTCTTTAGCCGGGGCCGCTACGATTCACGATCACTCTATTGCGTGCGTGAATGGATAGCCGTATTTTTCCCCATGTTAAATGTAGTCGCGCGGAGAACCCCAACGGGCGGCTGGCAGGGGTAGCAGGATTTGAACCTGCGAATCTGGGAGTCAAAGTCCCATGCCTTAGACCGCTTGGCGATACCCCTGTATGCAGGCTCATGCAGCGGCGTCCCGCCGAACCAACCTGTAACCTTGACCAGAGCAGGCCCCGGTCGAGTAAGCGGCATTTCCGCTTAAAGCATGATTTGATGATTCCTTCTGAGTGGGGAGTTCCCATTTCGCTTGTTTACTCCCAAACTTCGCTATCGGCTATATCAACCCGACGACACCGCTGCCAGATGCGGAGGTTTCATTCCATCGGGGGAAGTCATCCGATGGCGGGCATGGTGCGAAGCGCCTTATCTGCGTCATTTAAACGGCGTTTTCTCTACATCGGCCGTAGCAGCTGATACTAACCATGCAGATTTGCAGACTTCGCTGGTGCGGCTCGGCAGAATCGAACTGCCTCGGGCCAGTTGCTCGTCGCTGCCCTTTACCAAATGCCGCGTGTTGCCACACTGACGCAGTGGCCGCGGAGGGTTGAACTTTATTTGTAGAAAGCGCCACGACTCCCACAAAAGGGCGCTTTGGTGGATGCGGCGAGGATTTGAACCCCGCATGGTGCAGACAGTATGCGACGAGCTTTATTCCCGTCCGAGGTGGCTGCTTCAACCCCAATAGGTTTGAGTGTGCCGCGCTTTCCTGCACCGCATACCCTTGCTGCCTTTTCCATTCGGCCACGCATCCATTTTGACCGTCTTCTCGCTTAGATTCTCACATCACGGAAATCTTCCCGGAACCATTACGTTGTGGGCTCTACGTTCTCTCGAACCTCGATCCACCTACCGTGCAGTTTTCAGCGGGCATTGTCATTCTTTGTGGGGTGAGACGGGAACCGCCCACATCAGCCGGGCGCGACCCGGCAACTGGTGGAACCGACCAGACTCGAACTGGTGGCCTCCTGATCCCAAATCAGGCGCGCTACCAACTGCGCTACGGCTCCATATTGGCGGCAGATGGAGGTGTCGAACCCCACGGCTTTCGCGCACTGTTTTCAAGACAGGCTCCGAGGCCGCTCGAATTCATCTGCCGGATGTACTTAATACTTTCCTGCCGTGTACCTGTACTTGCACGTTTTCCACGGCTCGACGCACGATTCAAATATGCAAACAGCACCTGAATATCCGGGCTTTCTGCAGTATTCGCACATCAGCTCTGGATACAGCACCTTCATTGCGAAAAGAAGCCGCGCTCCGTCAGGACCGACAAACATCGGCTTTCCTTCGGGCGCATAGTGCCGGATCTGAACCGGAATCTCATCCCGCGTGTCGTAGTAGTTGACAGAAACCGGGCGCGATGCACTGTCTACAACAACGTAGACGTTTTTTGTGCCGTTGGTTAAGTAACGAATATTAAGACTCATGATTTACCTCCATTTGAATCTATCTTGTGTCTGATCTTTTCCCTCGCTTTGTTGAATTCGAGCGTTCTGGCATCAACATTCTGATCTTCGACTTCCGAGATGTAGACGCTTTCTCCACAGTTCGTGCAACAGGGGTCCTTCTCAATATAACTGAAACGCACCCCACAAACATTCACCCTCACGCGCTGAAGCTTTATCGAATACTCTGTCTTCTTACCGCACCTGATGCAGTACGCTGTGCCATTATTACTCATCTTTGGTCCGCCTCTACACATCTACGGACGATTTCTATGTACCTTCTTGCTGCTTCTTCGATATCATTCAATGCGGACTCTTGCAGTTTTCCGGCATCTTCACTCATGCCCTTTATGATGGCAAGTTTTGAAATATCAGAGTATTCACAAAGACATTGATCGTGGCGTCTTTTTGCAAACCTTCTGTATCGAATGACGTCTCTGACACGAAGAAACGTGACCTTTTTCCGGATGAAATCTTCCCCTCTGTTGTAATACAGCGAATCCAGATCGATATCCCATTTGTTTGGGGAAATGAGATAGTAAGCGTAGAATTCTTCAAAAGTCAGGTGCGCATGGCCGTCGTGCTCGTCACCGAAAACATCACAGTTGATTTCGCATTCCACATAAAGGACAAGTGGAAGTACAAAGAAGAGACTTCCAAGAAGAACAACAGGAATTATTTCTCCGTTCATAAGTTTCCTCCATTTTGTCACAGCCAATCACTCTTGGCCCCCAGAACCGCCATTACTCAACGCCTAGACGCGGCATTGCGCCGTTGGTCTGCGTCGCCACACCAGTTTTTCTTCCGTCTTTCACGCCTCACAGCGAGCCGTCTGGAAGCCAAGAGGAATTGACCACGGAACTTTTCAGCCCTGCGCCGGTGCATCGGTCGCATCCGTTTCTTTTTACACATTAAGCCGGAGCCAGCTACTGTAATAATTCTGCGCCCTGTCGTACTTGCACTACCTACAGGCCGAGCGGTTGGCCGGATATATCGTTTCACCAAGCCTTTGGAACTTCAAAACTTTCCCTGGGCCCGCCACAACACCCATGTGGAGTGCGTGAGGAGAATCGAACTCCCACCATCAGATTGGAAGTCTGAGGTTCTGCCATTAAACTACACGCACATAAGTGCACCCCGTTTTACACGGCTTCGGGCGCGCTCTTGACCGAAACCCACAGCTGATCTTCCCGGATCAGAGCACCGGAATCTCCGAAATATTCCGGCGAGCGCCTGCGCTTACGTGGGTGACGCTTTTCTTTATCAGAAAGGAGGCCATATGCCGTGCCGCAGGAAAACAAATGAAAAAACTGCGGCTGGTGGTGGGAATCGGATTCGAACCGATACGGTATGGTCGTGAGCTATCCCGCGCACCTGCTCCCATCGTGTACCGAGTTGAACGGAACCCGGCGAGTTTTAGTTTTCTTGGTTTTTACCGCTGGCCTTCTGACTGTTCGTTTTCTTGGTTTTGCCTACGCTGTCTCCGGCTGCTGGAATTGCTTCAACCGGAGCTGCCCGAAAAAATTATCTCCGTTAACCTCCAAACGTTCGATATTTCTTTGAGCTTGACGGTCTTTTTCTTCCAGCACTATCTTTGTCATGCGCCGCTTCTTGCGGCTGGTGAGTTTGCCGGAATAGATCTGTGTCGTTGAAACTGACTCATGCCCGAGTTTGGACTGCAGTTCCTCAATGCTCATTCCGCTGTTCAGGTCGAGCCGCGCGCCGACGTGCCGCAGGTCGTGGGAGCGGATGTCATCTACACCGGTTACGGATTTCACATGACGCCGGACCACGTTTGAGAGCCACTGGCGCGTCCCTGCGTGCCACTCCGCGCCTTTGTTGGCTCCCTGAAAGTCTCTGGTTGCCTCTGTCCCAAAGAGCGGGGCATGGTCGCCTGCAGTCTCTGGCCGGATTCCACTATTTAGATAAATCCGCATGGCGGTTTGCGCGAGGAGAGGGAAGTCCACGGACCTGTATTTATCACCCTTGCCATGCTCGACGATCAGCTCTGAGTTTTCCCAGTCCAAGTCACTCGGCGTGAGCACCAAAAGTTCTTTGTTGCGGATCTCTGTAGTCAGTAGCAGAACGACGATGGCGTAATTCCGCTCCCAATATTCTGGCCGTCTGAGTTTTTGCGGAGGATTGTTCCGCCACAGGAGAAGAACTTGCTCGTCTGTGAGAAGTTCGTCATACGGGCGCTTGTCCCGCTTTCTGGTGTCCGGCAAAAGTAGGGAACCAACGGGATTCTGATCGTACCAGCGCTTATCTCCAAGCTGCGCAGAAGATGCAAACTTGTAGAAGCTGCCCAAAACTTTCAGATACTGCTTAATTGTCGACGGCTTTTTCCCGTCACGCCGCAGCTGGTCTCGCCACGCCTGAATGTCTATGAAACTCTCTTCGCGCTTGTCCCACCGGCCATTTTCCAGCATGAAGCCGGAGAAGTATTTGAAAATCCGCTCTTCGTTTTCGATTGTTGTTTCTGCGCGCCCGATCGCTCTCAGGTTGTCTTCGTAAGCAATCATCGCTTCGCGGAACTTTTCATATCCATTTGGGAATGCCACTTGAAATCCCCCTTACACTTTTTATTTTACTCGGACCTCCAAATGATTTAGGTCATATTGTTTTTAGCTAAAATGTTCTGGTAAGTTCGGAAATATATGTGGTATCAGAACATTATGCAGAGCGAACGTCTTCTTGAGTGTTTTTAGCACCCAATAGACATCAAAAAATTTTTTCGCAGACATTTGAAAGCCCTCGCGTCACGTTACCGGACGTCGCCTTCCCATTGCCAGACATCGCTGCGCTGTGCCTATCCTTGCTCATCCGTTGCCTTTCTTTGCGTTACCCTTCCCTGCCTTTGCATATCGGCGCGGCTCATCTCCTTGCCAGGTCACGCCTCACCTTCGCGTTTCAGAGCGTTCCCATGCAATCCTTATCCATCACACTGCGTGGAATTCCTTTACGTTTTCGTTGCCGCTCCGCACTTCGATTTGCACCGCTTTCCCTTTGCGAACCCGTGCGTCGCCTCGCGGTTCCATACCCCTGCAGTGCCACACCATGCAATTCCATTCCAATGCATCGCCCCTCGACACGTCGCCTTTCCCTTGCAGCGCCCGGCCACGCTATACACTGTGCCTCTGCTTCGCTTTACATAACACAGCTTTGCCTTTGCGTGGCTACTCGCTTCTCAACTAATCCTTTGCATTCCTCAGCAGTAGGTAGCTACTCTCCGCCTTGCCTTTGCTTCGCCAAGTGTTTCCATGCCATGTGACGCCGTTGCGATTCAAAGCAGTGCAGAACCATTGCGTTCCTTGGCCTCTCCCGGCTTCTCGGTGCATCGCCATTGCTTCACGTCCCAAAGCTAATCCTCTCAGAGCCTTTGCTGCACGGCTCCATGCCAGTCCATCGCGCTTCGATTCATCTCAATCCAAAGCATTGCCCTTGCATTCCTTGCGCTGCTTTTCCATTCCTTTGCCATACATAGCGTGACCTTACGCTGCCTCCGCTACGCATTGCTTAACCCAACCTTGCCGTTGCTTTTCCGGGCGCATCGAGGCGACTCATTTCGACGCCCAGCCATCGCGTGTCACTGCTTCTCAATACTTCGCCTTCACTATGCAAAACATCTCCCAGCGGCTCCATTTCAGCGCTACGCCAGTCTCCACTTTTCCATTGCGTTGCCGAGATACGCATCGCCCCGCGAAGCCTCTGCTGTTCTTCTGGTTCCAAAACAGAACTCAGCCTATCCTATGCAGTTCTTGACTGTGCGGCGCTCCACCTCTCCGCTGCTGTGCTTTGCCTTGCATCACTCCGCCATTCATCGCCTCGCATCACTCCGCTGTTCCTTGGCGTTGCCAAGCTTCGCCTTACTCATCAATACGTTGCCCTGCCACTGCGATGCGCCGCCAGGCACCGCGAACCCGCGCCGCTGCTTCGCTCGGCGGGCCTATTAGCCCGCCTTTTCCTCCGGGAAGAAGTTTGCCTCCTGCATCATGTAATCAAACCTATCTTCCGTTCCGCCGAGGTTGTTGCCTTCCTCATCGAGCATCTTGTAGACGAAGCGACCCTTGCCAGAATTCCGCCACTGACCGAGGCCACGGAAGAATCCGTTGTCCAGCCATTCTTTCAGCAACGCCTCGTGCGCAGGATCTGCGAGTGTCACGCCGAACTTGATCGTGCTTTTGGCCGGGATTTCCTCGGAGTTTGCGAGGCTCACACGCTCGCCCTGTGCGGTCTGCGCACGAAGCGGACGCTGACACTCTCCAATTTCGCCATGGACATCAATGGGAATCGTGCGAGGGAATGGGAAAATCATGCCGTCGATGACCTTCTTATACGCTTTCAGTGTGCTGGACTTCGTGTACTTCGCACGAGCCAGGGCACTGCAGGTGTCCTTGAAAAATCCCTTGATCTGATAATCATAGAACACGGGCTTACCGTCGACACGCGGGAAGATCGTCATTGCCTTGTCTGCGACGGCATCTACGCCGACCGCTGCGACCTCATCCTCAATCGTGCTTGCGTCCGGGGCCTTGGACGCGATAAAGTCACGCGCAACATTCTCGTTGCTCGGCCAGGTACCCAGCACCGGCTCGATAAACGTGAGCTTGATGTACCGTCTGATTTCCTTGGTTTCCTTGGTTTCCTTTGCCATTGTTTTTACCTCCATAAAATAATTGTTGTTGTGTGATTGCTTACATTTACTGTTCTACCTGGATTCCGGATTTGTCCCGGAAAATCTACGTTTTTTGCGGGTATCTTGCGGGAACTTACGGAGATTTTGCGGGTTCAAACGCTTGCTCCGCAAGTGTTTTGGATCACAACTCCACATCAGGCTGAGAAGGGATCTCGCAGTCGGGGTTACAGGCATCTTGCGGAGCAAACGCCTGCTCACAAGTGGCTGCGAATGCTGGCCAAAATGCTTGCAGCATGTCTTCCGACCAGTTGAACTTTGTACCGCACACGGGACACTGCGCCGGCATATCCCCGCACTCGTCACACACGATACTGGAGTGACATTTTGCACAGAACAGTTCACCGTACTGCTCAAGGAGTTTCCATCTGTTATCCATGTCAGCCTGCCTCCTGAACGGATTTATATCCGTAATCGTGATGGACAAACTCTTTCAATTCCTCTGCGGTCATCAACCGCGCCATTTTATCAATGGCCGCAATGTTGCGGCGGCAGGTGGCTTTCTCAGCCTTCGTCATGGACTCGCAATCCAGCCAGTTCCGACGATCCCATTCCATGTATTCGGCAGCAGACATCGGGCTTTCGCACGTCATGTCTTCCGTCTTCCGGAACGCATAAGAGATCTTCCCGTCTTTCGTGAAGTCGATGAACAGCTGACCGTCGTTATTGTCTTGCCAGTTGAACACGACATCGTTGAAAGGCTTGTCTGGAAAAACGTCCTTCCATTCTTCGATGATCTTGCTCGAAGTCTGGTGGTCCTTGAGGTCGAAGTTTACGTCCAGAATACGGCGCAAATGTTCGACGTTCACGTCGCGGAGAAAAATCCAGTGGCTGTAGTCCTTGACCGAATCGATGCACTCAATGCCGTATCTAGCACGCGAAATCATTCGCTCGGCATAGTTACATTGATAGTAGTTTGCAACGATGAGCTGCCCGGACGCGCGGACATAGATCTGTGAACGCTGTCCCATTTCAGATACCTCCGTACATCAGATCAGCGACGCGAACGTCGAATGTTTCCTCGAACCAGTGCCAAATTTCCTCCCGATTTGTTCCGGCTGGGAACCCGTTCCATGTTTCCTCAATGCACTCTGTTTCCGGGTTCATCGGCACATCGCCGAACTCGTTCCATAATTCCTCAACTTTCTTCATTGTTTTTGGCCTCCTGTATGGTGTTTTGTCTTACACCTATGTTTCTACCGAAAAAAATGGATTTGTCCCACTTCCAAATAAATTTCCTATCGAAAATCATGCTCAAGAAAGTCCTCGCAAGCGCGTTCGTGGTTTAGAAGCCCTTTCCTGGCCTTTTCATACAATGCTCGGGTGAACTCTGCTACATGAGAGAGTTCTTCATCTTCTGGCGCATCTTCCGCTTTGTCACGCGCAGCATTCAGCTTTTCGCGCAGGAGCTCGCATTCCTTTTCCCGGATGTTCTTCTCCTTCTCAAGAAGAGAGGCGATGATTTCCAGTGTCGCATACGTCATTCCTCAATACCCCCAATCTTGAATGACCTTTCCATCCTTGACGAGTCTCGGGAAGAATTTCCCGCCCGTTGCTTCGTCTAGCTTCCGTGCGGCTTCCCGCGCCTCGTCGACGCTTCCAAACGTGCCGACGAGGGCAGGGGAGTCCGGATAACTGTCATACAACTTGTACACGCGCGGCCTCCAATCACAGGAAGTGAATGGCACCACTCGTGATGAGCAGCGTGGCGGCCGTAGCGAGCGAGGACACGACGATCACAATAGAGGCAATACAGCGGTGTTTGCGTTCAACCTGGCGCTTGTAGGCCCGCTGCGCGTTTCTGGCGCGTACAACGTCTGCGTGGTGACACACGAGGTGGCTGAAAACATCTTCCGGGGTGAGCTCCGGGACATAGACCAGAGCGGCGCATTTTTCTTTCTTCATTGTGGCTGATCTCCTTTTCTGATTTTGATTTTGCATTTGCTTTGCACTTTTTGTTCTACCGAGTTTTTGCATTTGTCCCGCTGCCTGCGGGGCTTTTCTGTCAAGCCGACTTTCGCCGCTCAAGTTCCTTTGCGCACTGGAAGATAAACATGGCGTTTGTTGGCTTTCCCTTTCCGGGAGCGATGGAGTTTCCGAAGATGCCATACAGCACTTTGGGATCTCCGTAGTTGAACGCGTAATCGATAGCCGATCTAATGTCACGTTCCACCCGGCTGGCCTCAGTCCTGAACTTCTTTGCGACGTCGCAATAGATGCCTTTCGGCCCGGTAATGGAGAAGTCTTCGTACTTGCCATCGTACTTGTTGGTGACTGCCTCCTGAATGTAGGCGTAGCCTTTTTTATGAGTCGGTACGCCGATTTCCTTGAGCAGATCATAGACTGCGCATTCGGTTTTTGTCATTGCTTTTTCCTCCTGTTGTTGTTTGTTTGCTTGGCTACGTTTGTTACCTGCCTCTATTTTCAGCATACTCATGCCTCCAAATGATTTAAGTCATATAAAAACTGTCGAAGAAGTTCAGATATCTCCAAAAGAGAAGGAAAATCCGGAACTTGTCGAAGAATATTTGGAGTTGTCGCAGCCGAAGTGCCGAAAGGAAGCCGAAAAAAATATTTTTCAATCGGTCTCAACCGTGGTGGCAACGTCCAGCTCGACGATGATTTTGCCGCCGTCGAATTCCGGATAGATCGTCTTCACATGGAATTTCCCGACACCGGCCATGATTGCCGGATTGCTCAGATCCACCGGGCTTGCGCTGCCATCAATGCCGAGAATCCAGCCTTCGACATTCTGCGTGCGTTCATAGATTTCTTTAATATTCATTCATACCTCTCCTTTTCATCATCAGAATTTTGAGATTGGCTTGGCGGTGTGGCCCCTATTTGTGTTTCTACACAAAATCCAAATTTGTCCCACGGGTTCTGCACTTTTTGGAAACATCATTGCTGGCCGTCCTGGCGGTTTTCGCGTTCGTGCTTTCGCTTGAGGTATTCGACCAAATATGGCGACGGCTCTACGGTGACAATGTGCCTGCGCATGACCTCTGGCCCCATCGCGATTATGTGTGCAATGACTTCCTCTTTCGGTCGTGCGACCATGCAGCAGACATCATCGAGGGAGAAAATTTCCTCCCGGTGGAAATACTCGCCCAGCGACATACGGACACCCAGCACGGCAGCTTCGTCGCCGCGACCGGCAAAACGGATCTTCATTGCCTCGAACAGTTCAAGGACTTTTTCTTCTGTGGCCCCGACATCTGCATAGCGCTTCGTCAGACGGGACAACTCCTTCTGAATTTCATTGTTGTTCATGGCGCAAAACCTCCTTCTCACCAAAAACCATGTGCGATCAGTTCATCTCTCACAAGGGAAGACCGTTCCTTCGGACGGCCACTCTGCAGCCTGGATTGCTCGCAGCGTTCGAGGTTGACCAGCATTGGCCCGGTCAAGTCGGCAAAATAACGCGGCTTCTCTCCCGGCAGAGCAAACCGGTCGGACTCTTCGTTGAATATCCGGATATACTCTTCGCTTCCAAAAACCAACCCGTCCTTCGACTTCGGCGGTTCGTCAGGTACGATCACGGCGTTCATACGCAACATCGGCGCAGCACGCGAAGGACGCGGTTCTTCCCAATGGTTTCCCCCTGCACCCTCTTCCTTTCCCTTTTCCACTCCCACTTCTTCTTTAACAGGTACAGGATCATTGACACTTACACTTACAGGTACACTACCACTAACAGGTACACTACCATTACCACTTACACTTACAGGTACATTTACACTTACATTTACTTTATTAGCAGAATTATTTTTTTCTGTGTTATGCTTAATCTGCTCGTGCATGCTTTGGCATAAAATATCCTGCTTTGGTGTGCTTGCGCATTCATTGTTATGCTCTGGTATGCTATGGCATGGCTCATTCTGCGGTTGCATGCTATTGCATGCTTTAGCAGCTGTGTCCATAAGGCGCTGCAGTTCGTCAGTGGTTGTCCCGTGTTCCTCTGCGAACTTCTTCCACTTGGCGTTGGCCGCGTTTCTGGCTCTGTCCTGCCGCTTCTTTCGTTCGCGCTCCCACTTCTCCGCATTGCGGTCTATCCCTTGCCGCATATGCCGGAAAACCATTTCTTCAAGCGGGGTAAAGTCTTTCGGCAGTGCGCCGGTGTTCACGTAGACGTAAATCGCCTGAATGACTGCACCGGCGCTTTCCCTTGGAAGGGCGAGGATATCGTCGATACCCTCGTGGTAAAGCAAAAATGCTTTCTTTTCTTCCTCCATGCGATGGCCTCCTTTAACGTTTCTGCGTGCTAGTTTTGCTGATTGTGTATCTGGCAACCATGCGGTTGTACAGGTTGTTGAAAATCTCGCGCAGTTTCTTGTCCTGTGCGACAATGCTGAGTTTTGAGACAGCCGCAATATCGGTCTGTGTTGCGCCGTTGACCTGCAGACGCTGCCGTGCGAACTTGACGCGGACACCAAGCTTGACCCCGGCGGATACTTCCAGTTCCGTATAGAGCTCTTGGAATGTCTTATGGAAGTCGAGGCCCGTCTGCATACAGAATGCGCGGACGTTCCGGTTCATCTGGCTCTGCCAGTTGCCAGCCGTTACGGGCGGCGCTACCATGATGCCGATGGCGTCTTTGACCGTCTCCATTGCCCGTGCGTTTTCGGCGTTACTGACTTCCAGAGCCTTGAGACGGCGTTCCTGCTCGACCATGAGCTTTGCCTGCGCCAGTAGCTGTTCGGCAGGGGAGAGCTGCACGGCTTCTTTTGCCCGGAAGTAACCCTTCACAAGCTGCCGCTGTACCTGCCAAGCTTTATCGTCTGTAAAGGACTTCGAAAGCATGAGGTAGCCAGATTCAGTCACGAGAACAATGTCTGCATCGGGGTTAAAACCGTTCGGCGGGGTCTGTCCGAAAAACGGACGCACCTCAGAACACTTAACTTTGAAGAAATCTTCGCCTTCGATGAAGTGTTCACGGTTGTCATTGAAACGCTTCCGCGCGGTTCCATCCGGTCTTCCATGCACGGTGTCAACATCCTTGAACGTGACGACGCGCTGCCCCTGATACTCTTTGATTGCGATATTGGTGTTGTTGATCGTTTCTAAATAGCTCATATCTTTCTCCTTTAATCGTGTTGTGTGTGGAATACCCCTCTAATTTCAGTATAATTCGGCCTCCAAATGAATTAGGTCATACCGTTTATAGGCGAAATGTTCGAAATTTGTAGGGGATGTGGATGCTTTTAAAACTATTCTGAAATTCCTGAAAAAGGGTATAGAAATCCCTGTAAAAGTGCTTGACTTTTACAGGGCGCTTCGTCTATACTTGAATAGACAAAACCCCTGCGGTTTTGGCACAAGAGCAATCGTAGTGGGTCGCCAAACTTAGCTACGGTTGCTCGATTTTTTATTTATCTCGGCTTTCACGGAGATATTCAAGAACTGCAAAACGAACGTATCCGCTTACGGTCATTCCACGGCGTTTAGCTTCTTCCTTCATTTTTTCAAGTGCATCCGCCGGGAAGAAAACGGTTATCCGCTCAGTGTTCTCTTTCGGTCGTGCCATGCAATATCCTCCTTTCAAGCATAATAATAGCATAATAAAATGATGCTGTCAATATATTTTTATTATAATTTTATGAGGCTGATGTGAAATGGGAGTTACGGATTTATTCAGAGTACAAGAGTTAAAGGACAACCTTGCAGCGAAACAGAAAGAAGCTGACGAGTTAAGAAGAAAAGTCGCGGAGTTATCTGAATCACTCAATCAGGCGTCCCAGCAGAAAAAACACTTGTTACAAGAAGTTTCCAGACAAGCCAAAGAGTGCGCTGATTTGACGTTGGCTTTAAAGAAATCTGAGATGGAGCGCAAAAAACTACAGGAACGTTCAGATTCCCAGAGTTCGGAAATATCGGCACTGCAGAGTAGTGTCGCGTCCTTACAACAAGACAAGGCGTTTTATGAAAATGCTTTTACCGATGAACACGGCCAGATCATTGCTGCGAAAGAACACATTGCAATTCTCAAAAATGAAGAATCTCGACTTGAACACGACATTTTGCAAAGACAGAAAGAAATCGAAAAACTTGCTGGCAAAGGTGCAGAACTGCGAGAGGTGGTCGTAGAACTTGAAGATGAAAAACTGATGCAGGAATTTGGCCTCTATAAGCCGATGTACGACTTTGCGTCGTCAGAGGAATACAAAGCAGAGCTGCAAAACTGCCGTGAGAATCAAAAGCGAATGATACGGTTAGGCGTCGCGGCAAATTGCTCCACGCAGTGGAAGGTAAATGGAAGTCTGTCACAGGGCAGAAAGATGATTGAAGACAACATAAAATCTGCGCTTTTGTCCTTTAATACAGAGTGTGAAAATGCTATCGACAAAGTGAAATTCAACAATTTTGATAGCATGAAAAAACGGATAGACCAGATTTACAAAAAAATCAACGGGATAAATGCTGTGAATGCCATTCAAATATCCTTTGAGTTTTTGGAGCTTAAACACAAGGAGCTTGCCCTTGCGTATGAATACGCACGCAAGAAGCAGGAAGAAAAAGAACGCGCGCGCGAGCAACGAGAAATTGAACGTGAAAATCTCAAAGTACAAAAGGAAATCGAAGAAGAACGTAGACGAATCGAAAAAGAACATATTCACTATGAGAACCTTATGCAACGCCTGAATGAGCAAATGGAAAGCGAATCGAATGACGAGCGGAAGAAGCTTATCCAAGAAAAAATTGAGGCCGTCAATGGAGAGATTTCTGATTTGGAGAAGGCGCTAAAGGATGTGGATTATCGCGCTGCAAATGAGAGAGCCGGGTACGTCTATGTGATATCGAACATCGGGGCATTCGGTGAAGGTGTCTACAAAATAGGTATGACCAGACGCTTAGAACCGAAAGACCGAATTGACGAACTCGGAGGCGCATCGGTTCCGTTTAGATTCGATATTCATGCGCTGATTTTCTCAGATGATGCTCCGAAACTGGAAACAGCGCTTCACAATGCCTTTGCGGACAAACGGGTCAATATGGTGAATGGGAGAAAAGAATTTTTTCATGTAAGCCTAAAGGAAATCGAGCAAGTCGTCCGAGAAAACTATGACAAAACAGTGGACTTTAAGTATTTGCCGGATGCCGAGCAATATCGTGAGAGCATGAAAATGAGGGGCACTTAATGTTTTGCCTGCTTGTATTTCTACGCAAGATCCACATTTGTCCCGCATTTCCAAACAAAAAACCAGAACCGTCCGAACGTGGATGGCTCTGGTTTTCTTGGTTTTCAACCATTTTCGTGACCTCGCGGAAATGGTAACTTGCGTATAACTTGCTTACAACTTGCGTGTGTTTTTCGTGTGTTTTCCGTGCGTTTCGCGTGCTATTTTCCTATTACCGCTTGGAATGTTGCAACCAACTTGCAACCTGATTGCAATCTATTTCGTGACCTCACGAAGTTGATTCAAATCCGCACAACGGCAGACTTGTACAGTTTCTTCACACCGTTCACAACGACTACCTCGCGGTTCTGTGAAACGATTTTCCTCCCATAGGATTTTATCGGCGAAATATCATTCGCGTCACAGAAAGCCTCCAGCGCCACCAGATCGCCTGGTTTCAGCGGCAATCCAGTCGAGGCGGAAATAAATTCGTTTTCTTGGTTTATCCGGTACTCGCCGGCTTTGTAGAACATCGGCATCCCCCCAATCTCATCCCATTCTAACATGTGGATTCTGAAATTTCTACATGACTTGGAAATTTAGGCTGGATTGCAGAGTGTGTAGCCGTACCGCTTGATGTGGGACATGGGATAGTACACATTCTCGGTCCGCGAGATCCATACCGGATTCTTGCGGTTGCTGATTCTTCCTTTTTCAAGCACGATGCTCTGACCACGTTTCTTCACTGTGATCTTTGCACCGAGCGGGAGATTCTGCAGACTGTTCTGGTCTTTCTTGGAAGCCGACTTTTTCGCTGCGTTCTCCCGGCAGGCTGCACGCCACTCAATCGCCCATTTGTCATCGCGTGCGGAAAGCAGATTCAGAATGGAGACAGGGCACTCACGTTCACACGGCCCCATGGATTCATCCATGTCCTTGTAACCAAAGTTGTAGTATTCGCGGCTGTCTACGCTCGTCAGGCATACGCCAGCGAAAACGTAGGGTTCCTGTCCGGGTCTGCTTCTCTCACAAGCACCATACCACGTCGCGCCCGCCATTGCGGATTTCAGAACGCGGCATTTGTCCCCGGTTTCTTCATTGTTCCATGTGTACAGATCGTCGCACTCTGCTTTGCGGTCGATGTTGCCCTTTCTATCGTAGAATTTCGCATACTGCCAAGTCCAGCCCATTTTATGTACCTCCCAGTTTTCTTGGTTTTCCTGTTCTGCTTTTGTATCTACCGGAAGCGGGAACTTTGTCCCGCCTCCGGTAGATATTTTTACTTTTCAATGTCCTTGCAGATGTCTGTGGAGTATTCACCGACTGAAATCTTCCATTTCTCTCCACTGCTCGTCCAACCGATTCGCGGCTTTTTGTTGAGGGTCTTACCGGTAGCCTGGTTTTTCAACGTGACGGTTGCAGCCGTGGCTTTGATGACCTCCCACGTGTCCGGAACCCATGCACCGGCCTGAAGGGTGCTGACGGTGAATTCCTCGCCGACCTTGAACGGGTGCGTCGGCTTTACCTCTTCCTCGGCTTTGACGATCTCCAAAATCTCAGCGTAGGCGGCAGTCAGATTGAACCCGTTCGGGGTGCGATAGATAATGTTTTTCGGGCCGGTTCGCAGGACGGTGCAGTCGTTGTAATGCTTGATCTTCACGACATAGCCCGGTTTGATGTTCTCTTTGCTGAACTGCACGCCGCCCAGCTCGTCGATGCAGGACTGATAATAGCAGAGGCGGGAAATCTCGGATTCCAGACGTTCTTCTGCGTCTTCAATCCAGCGCTCGATCTCTGCACGCTCGATAGGCGTACCATCGAAGCGCTTCTGCTGTTCTCCCATTCCGTCGCATTCCAGCATGGCATGGTAGTGGTCGAGATTCTTCTGGATGGCCTTGATGTTCTTCTGTGCATCTTTCACGCGGCGGTCGCAGAATGCCTTATCCTTGGAATTTTCCAGATTTGCTGTTCTGCGTGCGATTTCTGCCCGCTGGGCGTAATACTCTGATTTTTTGAACTCTTCGAATCCACGGTCGAACGCGGCAAACATGCGCTCGCGCTGCCGGGTGAACGCGCGGCCTGCGGACGTGTTGATGTTCGGCTGCGTGAAGAACGCGATATCGCCGCGCATATTCTCGACGGGCTTCTGCAGGGCTTCGCCGCGCTGCGCAGCTGCGTCAGATCGTGCGTCCATGCGCTCCGCTCTGGCCGCTGCGCGGTCTGCCTGCCGCTCCATCTTTTCTTCGAAGGTCAGTTCTTCGCCGGTCTTGCCCTGATACTCCGCACCAAGGTCTTTTGCTATGCGCTCAACATAGGAAAGGTGCGGACGCTTTGCACGGCTTACCCAGCAGCCGCCACGACGGGAGAAAAGGAAGTTGCTTCTGATCTTGGACTTCGTTTCGTCCGGCATGGCCTGATACTCTTCCTTCGAAAAGTGAAGTTCAAGCTTATCTGTCTCGCGGTTGATGATGTAATACATTTTGATTTCCTCCATGTTCTGTAGTGTTTTTGTTCGCTTAGTTTTATATCTACAGCAGATCGTGTTTTGTCCCGCAAAAAAGAAAAAAACAGGGAAGCAAACGCTTCCCTGCGGTTTTCTCTATGTCGTCCGGAGTATCTATATCTCCATTACTTTCCCGCCTTCTCGATTTCATGGAACACAGCGTATCCGTCGCCGCCGTATAAGTACCAGTAGGGGAGATATCCTGCATAGGTGGCGGACAGGATCTCATCGTCCAGTACAGTTTCCTTGGTTCCGTTGTCTGACATGGTGAGGGAAACCAGATCGTCGACGCAGTAGTCCTCGCAGCCGGAGAACGTCCACGTTAGACCGGAGTAGTCGGTGACGGTTACGGTATCGGTATCATAGTCCAGTGCCGTAATAAGCGCAGTTTGCGCGTATGTGGTGATCGGCTTATGTGCTGCACAGAGGACGGCAGCGGCAGTAATAACGGCAAGAAACAAAGCGATAATTTTTTTCATGGTAAAACCTTTCTCCCCGTATGCCCGGTAGGTCAGGCACGGTTTGTCACGCAAGCGGAAGCGTGTTTAACACGGCCTGCAGCCGCTCCAACTGACGTTTCATCTGTTCTACTTGATTGCGGTCTGCGGTAACATCGTATTTTTTCTTCGAGTCGGATAGACTGTCTGCGATTTCGCTCAGTTTGCTGGCGTAGTATCCCAAGTAGCTGATGTGAATTTTCGTTTTTTTATCGTTGGAAAGCGGCGTGCCTTCGCAGCTCTGAGGCGGCATTTCGCCTGCATTTTCCTTCTGCATCTCCGCGACAATGGCCGCAATCCTCTCGCGTGTATCACTAAACGTGATATCTTCGAAAGTTGCCCAGCTTCCATCCTGATACTGAGAAACTGCGGTCTGCGGTGCGTTGGTCTGTCTGGCTTTTTCAACCTCACTGTCGATATAAGACTGGAACGAGCCAAGCAATAACCCATATGCGCGAATGTACGGATAGTCCTTCATGTTCTCCTCCTTGGTTTGTTTTATTTCAGCCGATAGGTACGCTCTCGATAGCTGACAAAGTAGCCGTTTGCGTATCTTGTGACCTTCACGTATGCTTCCGTGATCCGGCGAGTGACACCGAACTTCCGGCGAATAATTCTCTTCGCAATATCCATTGCCTGGGCGGTCATATCCTTCTCTTCGACGTCGCAGTCTCTGGTCAGAGCACGTTTCCGCCTGATAATGGTTGCTGCTTTGGCTTCCTCAGAGCTGCCAAAGTAAACACCGGTTCGCCGGCTTTCTCCCACCCGGTAAAACCGCTCCACGGATTCGGTCTTAAAGGGGCTGTTGGCGTCCGCTCTTTTTCTGATGACGATCTCAATGCCGGTAAGGTTGGTTTCCCACTCTTCGAAGCTATCGACCATGATCTGAACAAACTCCGCACCGTTTGTCATGTCGAGCTTGCTGATCTCACCTCCGCTTCGTGCGAAGGCGAGATCGATGATATAGCCCTTGGCTATCCACTCGGCCACGACTTCGGCGTACCGTCGGCCGATTTTATCGATGTGATTCATTTGCTGTCCCTCCTTGCCCTCGTAACCTCCGGGGTGGGAACTTGTTACTGCCTTACAATTTTGCGAAGAGCGTTCAACGCAGCAGACGCATGATTGCTTTCGAGATGTTCAATTTCTTCCGCATCAAGATTTTCCTTTGTTCGAATCCAGTCGAGCAGTTCTTCCGGCGTGGCACAGAAATCTGAGAGGTTTCCAAGCGTATCGAATACGCAGATCCGTTCTTTCCCAGAAGCATTGAGATATTCGCTCACATCACTGAGCTTGGCCTGTTCTTTCAGAATAGCTCTCTTCCATTCGGCGTAAGTTGTTACCATGAGTTCTCCTCCTTGCCCTCGTAACCTCCGGGGCGGGAATGCCGTTTGCTTACACTTATGTATCTACAGGGGGAAGCGGTTTTGTCCCAGCCTGCGTAAAAACCTAGAGGCTCAAAATATCGTAGACCTCCTGCGACTCGTACCGGATAACAGCGCGGCCACGTTCGTCTTCGCCATCATACATCGGCCCGCAGAAATTTTTTAGTTTTGGCGCACCCTGCAATTCTGCCCGGCACGATACGCTGCGGAACTCACCGGAAGTCTCAAATGCTTTTTTTTAGTGTTCGGCAGTTTCATACGTTTCGACAAGCATGCGCGGCTGCGGGTCATCCGGGTTCATGCTGACAACCTTGTAGACCTTACCCTTCTGCTGAATCTCGGACAGGTGAACGCGCTCGGATTCTTCGGAAATCTTCTGTTCCTTCGGGAAGCCATCAACCAGACCGTAGAACATATTCTTGTCAAAGCAAAGGAAGCTTCTGGGCTGCTCCCATGTTGTCTCCTGCCACCCGGAGAAGATTGCCACGGGCTTTGTACCATAGAAGCGCATTCCATAGACTGAGCGGCCACCGCGCTTTTTGAAGTAGATCGTCAGCGCGTCTTTGTACTGCGCATAAGGCTTGATATCTGCGGAATGTGCGTTGATGTGCAAAAAGTACACACCGCCGAACTCACTTTCGGTTACGATGGTCATTTTGGGATTCTTGGAACCGGCTGCTGCGTTCACAGCGTCGGCGATTTTCTGGAAAATTTCGAGTTGCGTCATTGTATGAAACCTCCTTTTTTTCTTGGTTTTCGTTACACCTATACATCTACCGGCGCAGTGGCATTTGTCCCGCTGCGCCGGTACTTTTTCATTCAACTTCCTGCTCAGAGATTTCCCAACTGTAAACCGTGGCCTGCTCCAGATAGTCGCGTCCACACCGGCCGAGGTGAATGCTCATGGGTTCGTCCCAAGACATATCCTCGTCCCAGAAATCTTCGTCGTACTCTGCGCGGATGGCTCCAGCTCCGGCCACGATCTGCGCGCGGGCTTTCTCGATCTTTTCAAAAACGCCCAGGACTTCCACGCCCTCATTGTCGGGCGTGTCCCAATGATGAACCACTACGAAAACTTTCATGATTGTTGGCCTCCTTAGTCAATAAAATCGCTTTCACCCAGAATTTCGGAATATATGATCTCCGCGTTGTTTGGAAGACAAGCCCTCTCAGATAACTTTTGCAGCATATCAATGCTGTCGGTTGCGTGAATGACATAGCCACGCGACCAGGTGTTGTACTTTACGATGACTGCAAAACACGGGCGGTAGTCCTGATTCTCTTGGTTTGACATGGCCTTTCCCCCCTCACAGAATGAACTCGATGAGCGAGTCCGCACACAGGATAATGATGAACATGACTGCGATGGCCGCGCCGGTGAAGAACATCTGCAGGCCGCTGGATTTGTAATAGTGTTTCATTTTTGCGCCTCCGTTTTTTGTTTTTTCTTTACACTTATACTTCTACCGGAAAAACGGATTTGTCCCAGAAAATCAAGAAATTTTCTGCTTTTATGGTAGGCAAGAAATTGATTCAGCAGAGGCAAAAAACAGAAAAACGCCGGGCGAATTTCGCCCAGCGTTTCAGCAGATCGACTCATGCGGTCAGCGGCTGCACCTGCGCCGCCGTGAAGAAATGGGAAAGCTTCAGTCGGCAGTAGCCGCGCGCCTCGTCGTCGCCATCCAGCGGTTCGTCGGCTTCTTTGCGCTTGCCGTTAATGTACTTCCAAATGGGGAAGGACGCGACGGCGTGCTCACCCTTGCGGACGATAAAACCGCGCTGCTTCCAGGCGTTGAAGGTATGGATCTCTTCGGGAAGCTCGAGCTTCGATGTGCTGCCGTCTTCGTTCACCACGTCGAGGAAGCGGCCCGTGCCTTTGAGAATGCCGTCGTTCATCAGGCGAATAGATTCGCCAAAAATGATTGCTGCGTTAGTCATGAGTAAGTACCTCCGTTTTTTCTTTCTATCTTCGGTTCTACCGGTTTTTTGCGGTTGTCCCGCTGACGGGCAAAAAATATCCGGGGGATTTTTCACGTCCCCCGGATATTTTCTTAAAATTCGATGCTTGCAATGATTCTGTCCCCGGTTTTTTCGAGATCTTCCCGGAACTCCTGCGCGGTATAAACTCCGACGTATCCGCTTTCTATCACGTCGAAGTCGGCGTAAAGACCGTCAAACGTGTTCGCCTCTGCAATGCTACGAAGCCACGCAAGCGCGATCTGCTCCCGCTCGGTTCTGTCGAATTCGTTCCACGCGGGATTTTGCGTCGGATAATTCTGCTCCCGTCCGTCCTGCCACATGTAGCAGGCGCGGCCGTCGTCGCTTGTTGCGACTGTCATGAAGCCGCCGTTCGTTTCCACAAAATACAGTTTATTCATATTCATACCTCCAAAATTAGTTTTGATGTTCTACCTTTACCTCTACCGGAAATCGGCGTTTGTCCCGCACTGGATAAAGAAAAAACGCCGGAATTTCATCCGGCGCTGTAATTGTGTGCGCTTATTTCAAAAAACTTTCGGCTGTTTCAACTGCCCACGCGATTGCGGCGCCCCGCTTATTGCCGCCCCGGCACTGGACGTCAGTCGGCATAGCATACCTCCCGCGCGCAGATGTTCGCCGCATTCAACGCGGCAGAAATCAGCGCTTCGGCGTCCACGCCCAGAACGCCGGAGATGGACGCAAGGACCGCGTCGATCTCTTCTGGGGTGTCGATGGACGCGTCGTCCATTGTGCCGTCCGAAAAGCGCCAGTGATAACCGTCGGCAATCACGTCGACGTAGTACCGCGAGCCGAAGTCGCCGCAGGACGTGTCGTTGACCTCGACGGTGACAAGCTGGCCGTTAAGGTCGACCACGACACCGCCGGAAAACTGCCAGTAACCGCCGCCATTATTTGCAGTGTCCGGGTTATAATGGGGATTTGTTCGCTCTCCCCACGCGGAAACGATATTAAACATGTCTGCCATCCCCCAATTTTTTTGTCGTATTTTGTTTTGTTTTGCTTCATCTGATGTTATATTTTATATTCTACCATATATTTCAGATTTGTCCCAGCTTTTTGCGAAAATTTTTCAACTTCCGAAATCTCTAGTTTTCTCGGTTTAGCTGGTTTCGGTGATCTGCTAGTTTTGTTGGTTTTTCCCGATTCCTGATTCCATCAGTTTTCTTGGTTTTGTCCGGTTCAATATTTCCCTTGTTTTTTCTGGTTTTCTTGGTTTCCTTGGTTTGTTCCGTTCGGGGCTACTGCGCCATTACGGCGCGATAGTCCAGAATTTTGCGTATTTGTACATGGCAACGCACAGCTCGTTCAGAAGCGAGAAACCGCCAATCAGCCACGCGCAGTTCCCTGCGTCGTTCTGCTGGCGAAGCTCCGTGCGTCCGTTGCGATTGCAGAGATACAGGCCATCGAAGATGCGGATGCACTCGCTATCCTCACGGAGAATCCCCGCCGCCGTCGTGGCCATCTCCTGCGCTGGCGCGTCGAAGATTCCTCGCTCGTAGTCCACAAAAAGGTAGCAGTTACCGCCCGCCAAAATCTCGCCGGTCGCATAGTCGCGGTCGACGCGCTCAAATTTGGATAGAAGCCGCTCCACACTCGCGCGGCGGATTTCCGGATTCTTGATCGTCACGTCCGCGCTCGTGCTGTAGCCGCAGTCACGGACGCGCACGGAAAAATCTCGCGGCGCATATCCTTCCGCCTTCAGCGTCGCGCGGATTGCGTTTCCAATCTCTTTGTTCGTCATTGTATGACCCTCCATTCAGTGAGTTTTGCTTTCATCTTTATATCTACGCAGATTTACTATTTGTCCCGCCAACACGCAAAAAGCAGCGCCCGGCTTTCGCCAAGCGCTGCTATACCCCGAAGTTTTCCGGACGTTCTGTTCAGTTTTTCGGTGTCCGTCCATCAGCCCCGGAGTTTCCCGGTGTCCCTGTTCAGGCCGTCAGTCTCCCAGAGTTTTCGGGCCTTCCTGTTCAGATGGTAGGTCCCCAGAATTTCCGGGAGCCGTCTGTTCAGGCTTGAATTTTTCAAACGAAGATAAAGCGGCCTGCTTGCGCTCGAATGCGTCGGACTCGGCTGCCGCCGCAGTTTCCAGCGCCCGGCGCGCCCAGGTGAGCGCGTCCGGATCTCCCGCAAGATTTGACGCCAAACTTGCAAGGCGCGCCACGTCTGCCGGAAGCGTCAGACCCTCACCGCCTGCCGCCTGCCCAGGCTGCGCCGCCTGGAAGATCTCGGCCGCAGGAGCTGCGCCGCCGTCTGCGTCGCCCCGCAGGCACTCCGCAACATAGGCCGAGAGCGCCGCGTTAACTGTGATACCACGCGCCGCGCACCACGCCCGGAACGCCTCGCCGTCTGCCTTGCCCATACGCACGCCAAGCGTTACCCGGTTAGCCTGCTCCCACTTATTATGCGCGCGGCGCTCCGCGTCCGTTCTTGCCCCGTTTGGATTCTTCGCAATCGGCATTTTGTATCCTCGCTTTCGTTTGCTTCTTGCCTTTTATTCTACCGGCGCGGGCCGGTTTGTACCATCGGCAGAATGTACAAAATATACGATTAACATTTGTTGAAAATTTCACAAAATATGTGATTAGCCATCAAAAACTCCCGAAAGTGGTACAAATGCGAACTTTTCAACATAAAATACAGTTAATCACATATATAAAATACGGTTAATCGCAACAAAACGGCCATTTTGACAATACAGTTAATCGGATATATAATCAAGCCATCAAATGAAACAACGAACGCCCCGCAAGGGAAAGGAGAAACCAATATGAAAATGAATGCAACCGAGATCACCGCCCGCCGCGAGCAGATCAAGACCACCCGCGCGAACATCAAAACCGTGGTAAACATCTACAGCGAAACCAGCGACCGGACCCCCGCCGAGACCGTCGCCGCTATCGTGGAGCAGATCGGATACGATACCGCCCGCGAAGCAATCGCTGAAATCGTGAACACCGTCGGCGAGTGGGACGGCAGAATATGGCCCAGCTCCCGCGAGTGGGCCGCCACCATCGAGACCGCCGCGACCCGTGACGAGCTGGAAGCAAAGAACATCTACCAGCCCGCAGAAATCCACCCCGCGCACATCAACCAGCTTGCGCAGGCTATGAGCAAGTACGCGCCGCCCGCGCCGCAGGAGCAGGAAGCACCCGCGCAGGAAGCGCAGGACACCGCCGAGATCATGAAGCAGGCGGGCGCGCTGGCGCTCCCGCAGCGCGTCGCCCTGTACGTGCCCAGCACCACGGACACCGACAAGCCCACCGACAACGCCGCGCAGGTTGAGCGCGTCGCCCGCGATTTTTGCGGCTGGTTCGGCGGCGCGACGGCCCAGCAGTCGACCGGCTATTGGTTGAGCGAGTCCGCCGGACTGGTCCGCGAGGCCGTGACAATCGTTTACGCCGCCTGCACCGCCGAACAGCTCCGCGAGCACCTGCCCGACGTCCTGCAGCTGGCCCAGCAGATCAAAGCCGAAATGCAGCAGGAAGCAGTGAGCGCCGAGATCAACGGCACCCTGTACATCATCTAACCACCAACCACCCCGGCGGCAACCGAAGGAAGGAGCGCACAACATGTTTTTAACCCCGGAGATGCAACGGATCATCCGCCAGATCGACGAGATCGACCGGACAGCGGAAGCGCGGAGCGATAACCCGTTTTTTGCCGCCTACACTGCCGAGGAGCGAGCCAAGCGCGCAGAGCTGCACGCCGAATACATGGCGGCAAAAGCCGCCGCCGGACTGTAAAGAGAGGAGTACAACACATGAGCAACACCAACCAGCAGGCGCGCCGCCTGCCCATCCTGCACATCAACGCCGACGAACGGCACGCGCTCGAAACCTTCGGCGAGTGGTGCCCGGCTATGGCCCGCGCCTGCATGGAGCGAAACCAGCTGAACTTCGACGATGTGGAGCGGATCAACGGCCACTTTGAGTCCCACAGGTGGGGCAGTGATACAGATAGGAGATACCGCAAAGCCACAGTGAACCGCGCCATTAAAGCCGTAGCGGCCAACCCTGCCGCATATCTGGCCGACACCAACGGAGAGGAGAGCAAAACATGAAGCGGATACAGATCATCACAGGCGCGGCGGCCCTTCTGGCCGCCCTGACCGCCTGCACAAGCCCCAAGCAGGGGCAACCGACAACGGACACCACACCGGCCCAGATCGTAGCAGTGGAGCGCGTCAGCGCCGACACGGACGCCGTAACCGGCGAGGACACGCGCGGCGAGTGCTGGACATGGTACACCGATACCGGAGACTACCGCAGAGGCGACCGCGTGCAGCTGACGTTTTCCGGCCCCGCAGTCATCGACGCAACCCCGGCAGGCTGACGCACACCAGCCGCCCCGGACACCCTAGCAGAGCCGCACCGGGCACCAAAGCGGCCCCGCCCCATCAAATAAAACGAATAAAGGAGATCGTACCCATGAGTAAAGCACAGATCATGCGGCAGGCGTGGAGCCTGTACCGCGCCACCGTCGCAGAGTTCCCGGAAACGCGCAGCCGCGCACAGTTTGCCGTCTGCCTCAAAGCCGCCCACGAGGCCGCCAGAGCCGCCAGAAGCGCCCGCCGCGAGTGGGACAACATGGACGGCGAAGCCCAGTTTACCGCACTGATCCGCATGGCGTGGACCGTCAAGCACCGCGCCGAGGCCACCGGACGCGCAGCAGATACCGCGTGGATCAAATGCCCGGACGACGCGCAGACCGTCGCCGCTGACGCATGGCCCCGCGTTGCCCCTGCCCTCACCCGCAACGAGCAGAGCGACGAGCCGCGCCCGTTGTCCCATATCCTGTACGCCGCATGCACCCAGGCCGCGCACGTCATCGCCCGCAGCGAGTACCGCCACGCGTCCAACTGCTGCCAAATCCCCGACAACAGATACAACAACGACGGCGACGACAACGCACAGAGTATAGTTGATATGCTGCCCAGCGTCACCGCCGCCCCTATCAGCAGCCCCGAGGAAGCAGCCATCACTCGCGCCGCTATCGAGGCCGCAGCCGTCGACGAGCTCGACCGGCGGATCGTCCGCGCACTGGCCGACGGGCACACCGTCCGCACCATTGCCGCAGCCCTTGGCACCAGCAAGAGCACAATACAGCGCCGAATCGAGAAGATCCGCGCCCGCTACCTTGCGCAGGCTTAACCGCCCACGCAGGGCACGCGCAGCCCCTAGCACGCCACCAGAGCCCCGCAGTCTTACCCATCACCCCGCCACAGCCCCGCACAGCCCCACCACGCCCCGCACATACTCCCGCCGCCACTCTATATTATATACGCGCGCGCGCGTGCGCCTGCGTCGCGTATGCGTGCCCGCGCGTCATGCGTGCGCGTGCGTTGTTTGCCCGGGCGTTCTATAGTACACTATAGCATAGATTCATCCCTGCCAGCTCCACCACCTGCACAACCTACCAGCCCGGCACCACAGGACACCAACCAACACAGCCGCACCCCATCAAACAGATCATCTTCACCAACGCAAGGACCCAGCACAACGGGGACGGGGAAAGTGTTCCCGGAGTCCGTCTGTTCAGGCGACAACTTCCGGGCAAATCCTCAGTCCCTGCCGGTTCTCACGTCAGCCCCTGCCCGCCAACCAAGCCCGCCGGGCCGGACGTATCACACAAAAGAGCGCCCAAAGTGCGCATTGTTGCAAGTTATGACGGAAATCTTGCAAAATAACCCCGTTGTCGTTTCCTTTACAGGTAGTAAAGGAAACGACACCCGGCGAGAAATGCAGGATTCCCGCCACGGTTTGCAGGATACCCCCCATTTTACAAGTCCAGGAGCGCCCCAATTTCCAGAACAGGGTATAGCACTTCCTCCCGCCCAGGCGTTCCACACCTCGACACCCCAAGCCAAGAAAAACCGCTCAACAATAGAAAAAGCCCATGCAATCCCTGCCTTGGCTCAAAACCCCGAAGGGGGCTGGCTCCTGCACGGACACATAATGAAGAACATACGACGTCGGCTTCGGCCGGCGCTTTCTTTTTATATGCAGCATAGGGGGAGGGGGGGTATTTTCCAAACCTGGGGCAAAAAATTGGAATCGAATAGGGGCATACCCCAAAAATAAAAATTTGCGCGGTTGCCTTACGGCAACGAAGCAGGTGTCCTACGGACGGTAAGAAAAAATATTTGAGATAGGTAGCAGGTGGGTAGCGGCTGCGGTTCGGCGAAGCTGCACTATAAGTTCGGCGTTTCGTGTGAAACGTGGAGTTTTTAAAACTATTCGAAGTAAAACCGTATGACATAAATCGTTTGGAGGGGTGAGTATGCTGAAAATAGAGGGAGGCGAAATATAGCATGGATATTCGAGAAATGAAGAAGGAAGACTTCGAGGCGGTCCCTCGCAGGGAGAGATTCAATAGTAAGTGTCCGGCGTTCGATAGTCTGGTCATCATTCCGGTCGATGGATACGATAACTGCTTCAGCCGGTGGGGCGTGATGGACTTTGTGGGGTGCATCGGGGCGGAACCGGTCGTGCGGTTGTCCGGGTGCTCGGAGGCGCTGGAGCTGGAGGGAATTGGAGGCCATGGAGAATGGTTTGGGCCGTGCGATTATCGGAAGATGGCGCTGCCGGCGTGGTCGATTGATTGTTTGCCGTGCGGATATCTGCGGATCTTCTGCAAGGGGCGAATCAAAGTGGGCGAGACGGGAACGTCGTTTGAGATCTTTTCACAGGAAAGGAAGCTGGGTAGATGAAAATTCCGCTGGGAATCAGATATAAACTGCATAAGCTTGCGGACATGGCTGCGCGGGCGAATGAGTTGAGATGGGAACTGGAAGATTGGTTTGAAGAGCGCGGGCTGGAGGCAACGGGGGAGATCGGAACTCTGATGTGCGGCGTCGATTGTACGGCCGAGATGATTGACAGGCTTGAGAAAGGAGCCAAGACAGATGGCTGAGATCACCTTTGCGTGCGACTACTGTGGAACGATTGTTACGAGGAAACGGGGTAAGAAAGCTGCGGCGCATAGTTTCTGCTCTTATACATGCGCGGCCAAATGGAGGATTGCGAATGGGCGCGTGCGTCAGAGCTACGACATGAACAATCGCGGAAAACTGCCTCATGACATGGTTGACATAAAAGTGACGGAAGTGATTGACCTGTTTCCGGTGTGCCGGCCGGTTGTTGGGAAGCAGTACCGGGCGGAGAGATACAAAGGGCAGGGCAATCCAGACAGGATTGGGTACGTAATCAACGTAAATGGAAAGCGCGTCAACGTCCGGATGGACGAATGCGAAGAGGTCGGATGATTTAACAGGAGGGGATTCATAGTTGAGAAAAATTCTGTTTCGTGGAAAAGCCGTAGGAAGCGGCGAGTGGGTGTATGGCTACCTAATTGGGCGCGCAGAGAATAGTGGCCGTCCGTGCCATGGGAAATACTTCATCGATAACGGAGAGCCGTTCAATACGGCGGTAGAGGTCATTCCGGAAACTGTCGGACAGTACATCGGGCTTGTTGACAGAAATGGCGAGAAAATCTTCGAGGGTGACATCTTGAGTGTCGAGAGTTCTGTACATCGGTACTCTGTTGAGTTTGATGTGGTTGACCCATCGTTTATCATCCGTGACTGCGCGGAGAGACGGTTTACCGTGAACATTGCGGCATACGACCAGAATGAACTTCATCGGTGCGGAACGATCTACGACCAGGAGGAATCCGCATGAAACTCAGTGAGAAGATTTACGTAAGGACAGTCGCTCTGCTTGTGATATTGATTATAGCAATGCTAGTGGTCTCGGTTGCGGGTGCGGTGGCAGGTGAATGTGATAAGAACGCCACCAAAACAGAAACCGTAGCGGAGCACAGTCAGCAACGATTTCAACGGGTCATCAAAGACGATAATTCCGCTCTTATCGTGTACGTCGATACCGAAACAAACGTGCTGTATCTGATTCGGAGCGATGGCGGTGGCGCTTGTGTGATGGTCGACGCTGATGGGAATCCGCTTTTGTGGGACGGAGGAACGACGAAATGAACAGGATAGCATTTGCGGACAAAACCGGAATCTTCGCATGGCCGGATGTTCAAAACTGCAACGATATTCCTACCACACGCGAGTTTGCGAAACATTTTACCGCACTTGTCTTTTCAAAGTTCAACACCGATGCGACTTCGTTCAACGGACGCATGACCGGAGCGACGTGTAACTTTGAATTGAATCGGGAAATTCCTGATGGCTGGGTATCTACGTCCAAAAATGAAGACGGTACAGTACGGCTCGAAATTCACGCACATGTATGTGCGGTGCCAGAACCCATCTGCCGAGGACTTACCGTCATGCGATTCCCCGTGTGGAGTAACGAACCTGCTGGCATCCCGTTATGGAAGTGCGTCGCCGTGATACCAAGGGTGAAAATAGATGAAATGTAAACGGAGCGACTGCTTCACATGTCCATATCCGGACTGCATTAACGACTCCTTCGCCAGCCACTACCGGCCGTCGAAGGAAAGGCTTGCAAAACAGTCTGCCAAAGCGGCCGAGACGGCAAAGAAACGTGCTGCTGCCGGTTTGTGTACGCTGTGCGGAAAGCGAAAGCCGCGCCCAGGTTATAGGACCTGCTCAGAATGCGCAGCGAGGCAGCTCCGGGCCGCGAATGCTTCCCACTACCGAAACGGAACGACACCAAGAATCCTTATGGATGGTGTCTCACTCTGTAAGAAGTGCGGCAAAAATCCTCCTGCATACGGTTACGCAGTCTGCGAGCGATGCTTGGAACTCTGCCGCTCAGCGCTGGATAAGACACCGACACACAACGGGAAGTCCCTGGATACCGGATTTGCGCGGGCGCTACGCGCCGATTATCTGCTGAACAAAAAGGAGAAGAAATGAGAGTCGAAATTTTTACTGCAAGCGATGCGAGGGAGCTTACAAGGGAGTTAAATGCAGTGCTTGAGGGCTACAACAATGAGGAAGTCGAAATCCAATATCAGCACTGCGCTACAAAAACTGGATACGGCTGGTCACAATTCTTCTCCGCAATGGTCATTTTCAAGTGAGGGGGTTCATCATGAAGCAATACTGCCGCTACTGCGTAAATGCTTATCTTCAAGGTGATGACATGATTTGGTGCGAGCCAAAAGACGAAATTCGAACTGACCGTCAGATAACGCGGCTGAACCGCTGCCCACACTTCGAATTTTGCTCGATAGACGTTCTTAACCCAGAACGGGAGTACAGGCCGGCAGAAAAACGTAGGTCGGCGCAGAAAAAGGAACCGGACATGGAGCAAACCACTATGTTCGGCGGCTTGGAATGGGAGAAGAGGAAATGAGCATAGAGCATCTGAAAACAGTGACGCGCACGGCACGTAAACCACATCGCTGCAACCTTTGCGGATTGGAAATCAGCAAGGGCGAACAGTATCTGGCGGCAACCTACTTATGCGAAGGCAGCATCTACGATTTCCTAACCCACGCAGAATGTGACGAACTATCTTCGTGGCTGACGGACTACATCGACCCGGATGAAGGAATCACAGAAGATGACTTCCGAGATGCCTGCTCCGACCTCTGCCAGACGTTCGTTTGCCCGGATTGCGAACAGTACCAGAAATGTGATGGTGATGTTCCGTGCGAAGAGTACGGGGCACAGTGCATCCACAAACTTTGGGAACTGTCCAGAAAATACTATCTGAGCCGTAAGCGGAGCCAGCAACATGGCTGGTGGGAATGGCGGCTTGTACCAGTCGATGAAAGGAACTGAAAAATGACACAACAAAAGATTTTGCAGGAACTTAGGCAGCATGGCGGCTCGCTGGCAGTAGCTGCAGCCAATGAAATTGGGAGGCTTGCGGCTAATAATGCGGAACTAGACAAATCGTTAGGTGCCTTAACAACGGCATATAACGAGTTGCTGGACCACATGCCGGCGTGGATCAGTGTCAAAGACGACCTTCCGAAGGCTAAAGCTGCATATGGGTGGGTGAGCTGCACTGTTACTGTCATGGAGTCAGTAAGTAATCCATTCACAGATGAACCGTATGACAGGAAGTTCGTTTCGCCCGCAGTTTTTGACACCGAACAAAAGATATGGCACATCGGAAGAGATAAAGAAAGTGAAGTCCTTGCCAATGCTCTTCTGGGAATCGAAGATGCTCCACTCACCGGATATTATGTCACCCACTGGATGCCACTTCCGATTGCGGCCGGGGAGGATTAAACCATGCCCATCATGAATTACACGACGAAGGTCGATGTGTTTGCGACGCTTGGTGAGATTCAGGGGCAGCTCGTCAAACATGGTGCGAAGAAAATCATGCAGGATTACGACAATGACGGGCATATCACAGCACTGTCCTTCCTGATTGA